CTGTGGGCGCTAAGATAGAGATGGCATAGTGGCTAAATTTAAGGTGGGTCAGAAGAAACCCCCAGGTAGTGGCCGCAAGAAAGGGGCCATAAACAAGCGAGAGCAAGAGGTCAAAGATAAGATTGAAGCGTCAGGGTATGATCCTATCGAGGCTATGATTGAGATTGGCCGGATCGCAACGGAAGAAAAGGATTACATTCTGTCGCTGGCTGCGGCAAAAGAACTGGCCCAATACATTTATCCTAAACGGAAGTCGGTGGAGCATACAACGGACGGATCATTTATGCCGACAGGTATCACTATCAACTTCACCGAAGACCCTAAACCCATTGCACAAGGAAGTGTGATTGAACACGAAACATCTAAAGATTGACCTAACGCCTAAGTGGAAAGGATTTGGCGAACCACACCGCTATAAGATCGCCTATGGTGGTCGTGGGTCGGGTAAGTCATGGACCATTGCAACGCTGTTAGTCCTTGAGGCTTTGCAGACACCAGGCTTTAGGGTGCTGTGTGCGCGTGAGATTCAGAAGAGTATTCAAGATTCAGTGCTGCAATTATTAGCCGATACCATCGACCGGCTCGGTGTAGCTGATTGCTTTGAAGTGCAGAAGACTCAGATACTTGGGAAAAATGGCAGCCGATTCCTGTTCATGGGGTTGCAGAGCAATATCACTAAGGTGAAGTCATTAGAGGGATTGCACCGGGTGTGGGTGGAAGAGGCCGAGGCCGTTACGCAATCATCATGGGAAACACTGATCCCAACGATACGGCAACCGGGTTCCGAAATATGGGTCAGCTTTAACCCGAATGATGAGTTGGACGATACGTTCCAAAGATTTGTGGTTAACCCCCAGGGTGATTCCTATGTCACCAAGATAAACTACTCGGACAATCCTTTCTTCCCGGAGGAGTTAGAGAAAGAGCGCGTCTATCTGAAGTCCATCAACACCGATCTCTACAACCATGTTTGGGAGGGTGAGGTACTTTCCAACCGTGATGGTTCCTATTACGCCAAGTATGTGAATAATAACCAGGTACTACCGATGGCTGTTGAGCCGGGTATTCCTGTATCAACGTATTGGGATATTGGTGTTGCGGACAGCACTGCGATATTCTTTGTTCAAACCATTGGGCGAGAAATCAGGGTGGTCCACAGTTATGAGAACAGTGGCGAGGGCATCCAGCATTACATCAACTACGTTTATGATTGGCGCGACAAGAACCATGCAACGTTTGGGTCACACTTTGCACCGCATGATATCCGGGTCCGATCCTACTCAACCGGTAAGAGTCGGTTAGAAACGGCACGGTCATTGGGGTTAGTGTTCCGGGTTACGCCCAACATAGGTGTACAGGACGGCATAGACGCTGCTAGACAGCTAATACCGCGTTGTTGGTTCAACTCTGCTGATGATGGTTGTATGGACGGCCTACGCGCTCTGAAGCGTTATCGGAAAGAATTTGATGAGCGCAGAGGAACCTACAAATCGCATCCACTTCATGATTGGTCGAGTCATTATGCCGATGCGTTTAGATACTTTGCTGTGAACCATCGGGAGGTCAACAAGCATATGCAGCGTCCAGCCGTAGCGTCCACTGACTGGGCAGTTCTAGGATAAGCCGAAATGTGGTATAATGTTAGCCAACATGGACGTTAATTCAGCGCCTAACAACTCTCTCATGGATGAGGGAGGGCGCGATCATTTGCATTGGTGGATAGTTTTTGAACAAGGACACTGTAAGCACTGGTGGACAAGGATGTTTGACCAAGAGATGCGACACTGCTGGGCCGTTAAGTTTGATGGCAAGCATTTCATCGCTTTCAAGCCATACATTGGCTACACCGGCATCGAAATCATGGATATCACCGACTCCAGGCACATCGCACCCGATGCTGCTGCTGTACTTTCTGTTCACACATGGGCAGATGGATTGCAAATGCGCGATCTAGTACCAGCCTGTTTTAATTGCGTTGAGCAAGTCAAAGCATTGCTAGGCGTAAAAGCCTGGGGCGTGGTTACGCCTCGACAACTATACAACCACCTAATCAACACCTCTCAATATACGACAATTCAAGGATAGAATAATGGGATCAGCACCGAAACCACCATCAGCACCACCTAAATCTGAAGCACAAGTTAAGTCAGAAGCGCGTCAGGAAGAAGAATACGAGAAAACAGAGGCAGATGTTGCAGCCAAAAAGAGTGCGCTAAAGCGTAAGCGTAGAGGACGAGCATCATTGATCTCTGGCGAAGAAACAGGAATCGGCAAGTCTGGCACACTGGGGTAACCTATGTACAAAATACCTGAGAACTTAGGGTCTGTCGAAGACCTAATCAAGCGCTTTGCTGCGGCCAAGGAAGTGCGCGGCAGATGGGATTCATTGCTGCGTGACTGCTACAAGTTTGCTGCACCCAAGCGAGATACCTTATCGGGTCAAGCAGTAGGGCAGAAACGTGAGCCTGATATTGTTGACTCAACGGCTGAACTAGGTGTACAACGATTTGCATCAAGACTGCAAGCGATGCTGGTTCCACCCTGGCGTGAATGGATCAAACTAGTTCCGGGCAGTGATATTCCAGAGGAAAATCAGGATGAGGCTCAAGCCTACCTAGATACTGTGTCAGAAAAACTATTTGACCACCTCAATCACTCTAACTTTGCATCACAAGCACATGAGGCTTTCACCGACTTAGCCATCAGCACCGGTGCATTGACGATTGAGCGATCAGACAGCGACAGCAGTCTGTTGGCGTTCAACGCTGTGCCATTGAGTGAGTTAGTGCCGGAAGAGGGTCCACGCGGTACAGTCGATACGGTATGGCGTGAGCATGAAGTCAGTGTGCGTAACATCGAGCGCTTATGGCCTGATGCTGATCTGTCTGCACACTGTAAGCAATTACTTACGGACAAGCCTGATACCAAAGTGGCTATTATTGAGGGTACGGTTTACGACCCTAAGACTGAGAAATATTACCAGTGCTGTATTGAGAAAGCACACAGCCATGTTGTTTATGCTCAAAACTTCAACGTATCACCTTGGGTCGTATTCCGTGAGTCAGTTCGACCCGGTGAGGTGCTAGGTCGGGGCCGAGTCATGACTGTTCTATCCGACATCAAGATGCTCAATCAGCAGAAGATGTGGCAGATCAAGAATATTGGTTTACAGACTGCTGGCGTGTACACCGCAGCAGATGATGGGGTTATCAATCCTTGGACGGTTCGCATTGAGCCGGGTGCGATTATTCCTGTGGGCAGTAATGAGTCGAGCAATCCAACGCTCAGACCACTGCCGATGCCAGGTAATCCACAGCTAGAACAGCACAGCATTGATGAACTCAGAAAAGGTATCAATCGCGCCTTATTTGCTGAACCGTTTGGTGATGTAGATGCACCAGTGCGAACAGCCACCGAGATGAGCCTTAGAAATCAGGAGTTAATGCAAGACTCAGGGGCAGCGTTTAGTCGGTTACAAACAGAGTTCATTGAGAAGATCATCAAGCGTTCAGTTGATATTCTTATCGAAGAGGGTGAGATTCAACCGGTCAAGATTGACGGCCGAGCCGTCACCATCAAACACACATCACCACTAGCAAAAGTACAGGATCAAGATGAGTTAGCCGCTTTACGGACCTTATTGGAATCCGGTGCAGCCTTTGGTAATGAGTTAATGGCTGGCAGTATTGTCATGGAAGAAGTCCTACCTTGGATAGCGAAAAAACTGGGTGTGGATAATGAACTGATACGGACCAAGGAGCAGCGTGAGGCTTACAAACAGGCAATGATGCAACAGGTTAAGCAGCAGCAGATGATGGAAGAACATCGTATGGAACAAGAAGTAGCGCAAGCGGAACAGCCTAGTGTCCAGTAGTGAGGAAAAGCAAGCACAGAAGATGGAACGCGCTAGCCGGGAGGTTAGTTCGCGGTTCTTAGAGTGTTTTACCACTGATGCTGGTGAGTTCGTATTGAAGCGGCTTAAAGCCATAACGCTAGATCGGCCTGTACTCAATTCGGGCAGCACACAGTTCGGGGCCGGTATCCGTGAGGGGCAGAATGATTTAGTTAGACAGATTTTACAGCAGATGAGAATAGCCAAGGAGGGTTAGCATGGAAGAAGAATTGAGCCTTATGGATGGGGCGGCAGAAGCAACAGAACAAGCACCGACTGAACCGGCCAACGATGGTTGGTATCTGTCAGAGGGTGTGAATGGCGAGGGTGATCGACCTGAGTGGTTCAGCGATAAGTATGACTCAGTGGCCGAGCAAGCCAAAGGCTATAACGAATTATCGAAACGCTTTGGTGGTTTCACAGGAGCGCCAGAAGAATACACGCTGACTTCACCGGAAGAGTTTGGGGAGAATCCCAATGGTGAGGGGTGGTTTGATTCGCATGATCCCGGTGTTGATTTCATTAAGAACTATGCCAAAGAGCAGAACATGAGCCAGGCGGCTTTTGATTCGTTAACGCAAGGCTGGTTACGGCACACGGTGGGCAATCTTCAAGAAGCACAGGCTGCTGAGATGGAGTTATTAGGGCCACAGGCTGCTGATCGACTCGATGCCATTGAGAAATACGGCAAGGCGAACCTGTCACCGGAGGGGTTTGCAAACCTCAAAGGCGTAGTGACCTCGGCAACGGCTGTTGCAGTGATCGAAGAACTCATCACTAAAAGCAAAAACGCTGTCATGGTGGACAGTGCCAAGACGCAGACGAACACCGGGTTAACGCGAGAGAAATTAGACGAAATGGTTGCTGATCCGCGTTACCAAGAATCACCGACATTCCGTAAGGAAGTGGATGCCAAATTTCAGCAGTTATTTGGTTAGACAAAATGTGGTATAATATACCCCAATCCAGCTAAAAATTGGATACCCATTGCGGACAGCAGTGGCCCAACTTGAAGCGGTACTGAGGCCCTTAACCGGATACCCTTGCCAAAACGAGTTGCTAGACAGGAGTCTAGTTATATATTAACGCAGTATAAGGAAATACAATGTCCGCATCACTTAGCGCAGCAGCGCAGCAGTTATTCGATAGCGAAGTAAAACACGCTTTTCAATCATCAGGTTCACTCCGAGATACCGTTACAGTCCGTAATGGCGTAGTGGCCGACATTTACAAATTCAGAGCGATGGGCAAAGGTCTTGCCAATCAGAAGAACACGTCAGCAGATGTTGTTGCGATGGGCGTATCACACAGTCTAATCAACTGTACATTAGCTAACTGGAACGCACCTGAGTACACAGACATCTTTGATTCAGCAGAAGTTAACTTTGACGAGCGTCAAGAGTTAGCACAAACCATTGCTGGAGCATTGGGTCGTAGACTAGATCAGCTTATCTTAGACGCATTAGACGCAGCTACACCGGCCGCTTCAATCGCATCGGGTTCTGCTGGCTTAACCCTAGCTAAAATCATTCAAACAGGTAAAGAGTTAAACGATAAGGGGGTTCCATCAGGGGATCGTCATTTCGTGACTTCTGCGGCTGGTATGGAAGATATGTTGAGCGATTCAACGATCACTAGCGCTGACTATAACAATGTTCGCGCATTGATGTCAGGTGATATTGATACTTTCATGGGATTCAAATTCCACACTATTGAATCACGCACTGAGGGCGGTCTAGACATCGCATCATCTGTTCGTGAGGGTTTCGGCTATCACAAATCAGCAGTCGGTTTGGCGATTGGTTTGGATGCTAAAACAGAAGTGAATTATGTGGCACAGAAAACATCATGGCTCTGTAATGGAATCATGAAAGCTGGTGCAGTTGCGAGAGATGGCAACGGAATCGTATCGGTTAAATGGGCTGAGTAATTAGCTAACCTTTGAGGACCGTCACCGTGGTGACCCTGCTGGCTCCTTCCAACACGGTGATTGGTCCGCTTTAAGGATAATAAATGGCAACAAGTATTTCAATGTGTTCAAACGCTCTGCTCCTGATAGGGCATGGCACGATCTCAAGTTTCACCGAGGGTGGTGCTGGAGCATTAGTTGCTTCAAATCTTTATAATTCCTCGTATGAAAATCTATTGACTCTGCACCGTTGGCGTTTTGCTAGTGGTAAAGTGTCACTATCCCGGTTGACCGCAACCCCTCTTAATGAATGGGATTATGCGTTTCAATTACCGGCCAATTATATGCTCATCAATCGCGTCATTCCGCAATCGGACTACGAGATTTTTGAGGACAAGATATATTCAAACCAACAGACATTGGATTTGGATTATGTATACAAGCCAGCAGAAAGTGAACTCCCGGCTTATTTCGTTAAGTTGGTTGAGTATTATCTAGCATCACAGTTTGCTGTACCTGTTACCGACAATTCGACTAAGGGTCAGTTGTATGATGGGATGTTCCAAAACCAACTCAGGCAAGCTAAGTTTGCTGATGCGAGTTCACGACCACCGGATGCGATTGTATCCGCGCCACTTTGGGCAGCGAGGCTTTAGATGCCACGCGCAATAACCCTACAAACAAACTTCAACT